TCCCAGACAATAATGTCACCATGCAGTAACATATCAATGTAATTCTGCTCAGTACACTTATCTACAGGTTCGACGATAGATTCAATAGTAGCCATCTCATCGGTAAAAGTCTTAGCTAGCTTGTGCAAAGATAGCTCACGCGCTAAGGACGATGACATAGCAAGGGCCCAAGACGCATCAGTTAAAGTTGTGGCAGGGCTACGGAAAGCCGACATGCGCAATAAGGATTCATACCGAAGAGTAGGTACTACAAGGAGTGCGTCAGGGTTAGGGTCGGGTCGTGTAAACGATCTACCCAAGAATGACATTTCCTCCCACTCTACAATGGGAGTGAGAACATCACCTTTCTTATCACTAGTATAAGTCACACCTACTCTAGCCATTTCCTCAGCCATAACCATCTGATTGAAACGCCGAAGATCACTAGAAGAGAAGATTGAATCATCACCGTATACTCTGAGTTTAACGACCGCATTGAATTTTGGTGCAGACAAACCATTACGCGAGTAATAAGCATATCGATGATAGAGCTTATTAACAAAATTGTTAATAATGGTTGTCAGAGGGTGACCAGAAGGGTTACCTTGGGTATCGATTAAATCACCTCGAATGAGGCACCTACAGTAGGCAATATCATTTGCAATGACATTATAAACTGGTCCAGAAACCTGCATTAACCTATTAATAACTCGGAACGCTGCCATAATGACCTGAGCTCCCATTCCTTTATCGAAATTGGAGAAGTCACCACAACCAAGGCCACCTGATAAGCCTTTATGATCATTGAGTGAATCATAGATAGCTTTCCATGCCGGGCTACAATGGTTGACTCCATAACAGTGCTCGGACTTCTCACTAGCAAATGCTTTCTTGTATTGGACTAAGAATTCAAAATAATACATTCGAACGAGTATAGAGAATTGCATAGGACAAGACATGAACAAGCGGATCTTACCGAGTTCTGCTTTAAGTGCTGCAATAACTTCATCCTTTAGAACACCAGTGAACACAGGATTGGTAGTGAATCCCTGGATGGCTAAGGAATGCAAATCATTAAAGATTTTATCCATACTAGGTTTAAGTACATACTTAGTCCGCCCTAAAGGGCCCTCATATGCTGTGAGGAACTGTAACTTAGTACCTGAATGAGGATACCCAGCCGACGTATTAACCACAATTCCACTACCTGGTACTGTTCCATTGATAGCAACATCAAGGGGAACAGGGCCAATGGCAGTAGGGAATAAGTGAGCTAAGTCGAAATAGAGATCATCTTCGCAAAACCTTAGTAGATCCACATCTAAACAAGGCTTTGGATCACACATCTTCCTAATGTTAACTGGGATGGGACCCAAGTCATTCCTGTACTCACCATCCACAATGGGTGAATTGAACTTAGGGAGGACAAATCGGTCTGGCTCAAGTTTGGCATATAACAGTCTGTCATAAAAGATAGAATGAGTACATGACGTCTTCTTCATTTGGCCTAGTTTGACCGTTCCAAGTATATTGATGGGAGCTCCTTGAGAATGATACATATGTGCAGAATGCTCGTAAACAGGTTGTATTGGTAAGGTAGTACCAGGACAATCTTGAGAGACTGGAACAATATCAACCTCCTTAAGGGCTTCAAGCAACAAGGACTGATTGATAGGTACAGCTAACGCTTGGTAATTGCCTTCAGTGGCACATACCATGGCATTAATAAACCTACCACCATCATGCGTTCCAATGCAAACAGAACCGCAATTAGATGGGTAGAGTGGGAATGGTAAAATATTGTGCTTATTAACAAACCCAGCAGGATAATTCTTGTTCTCTAAACGAGAAGTCGAATAGTCATGGGCCTTCGATAAACGCTCGTCTTCATTGTCACTACGAGTGAAGATGTTGGCGTAACCAGGTCCATCGTACATTCCATACTGGAGGATGTGTTTAAAGCACCCACCTCCACGAGGGAAATTAGGTACTGTAACGATAACCAGGTCAGTGTCACCAATAGGAGTCACGACAATAGTACCAATGGGATGGAATGGAAGCTTAATCTTAGGTTGAGGATGCACCGCTGGCCTAAGGAGTATAATCCCTTTGGACTCAAGCAGAGCATGTTTAACAGTCAAGAAATGACCATTCCGTAACAGTAATGCATGATTGACATTGTCGCGGGGCTCACCTTTAACTTCAACTCGAGAACGTAATACGAAAGTATTAGTAGACACAATTGAGTCAATAGCTTCCTTGGTAACACTCTTATTAACGTCTGACACAGGGACATCCGAAACAACGTTCCAAGCCATTCCATCTGTTTGAATAGATGGGGGAGCTAGGTAGTTATACGTATGATAAGCTAAAGCTGCCGAAGCGATAACTGCAGAAACAGAGGTAATCGCAGTAGCATATTCGGGAAATTCATATGCCACCATTGCCTCAACGAGCTTTGAAGTCTTCTCCTTAATGGTTTCATGAGACCCGACTTCAGCAACAACTTCACACTCTGGTATAGGTTGTGGCCGTGAGAGAGAATACTCATGATCTACTTCAGAACAGCACATCGCTAAGCAGTCACACGTCATACACCACGGAGTCCCTTGCTTAGACAAAACAATATTGTTTTGACGTTTATGATGATTCTTCATATCATCTTGGACAAACTTCATAAATTCGATGAAGTTAAGGGACTTCTTCTCACCCATAACAGGGTGGAGATCATATCCGCCGGGCATGTTAGCTGAATAAATGTAAACAATAAAATTCTGAACAGCTGTAGGATTGAGAGCTGCTTTCTCCTTATCAATGCATCCATGCTCATCAGCAAAATCAGGGTTAAGGTTAACAATAACCTTAACAGGCAGACGACGCTTAGCAGCTCGTGGATCATTAAAGTACTCTTTAGAGAAAGGATCTGCATTGCAAGTAGCAAAAACAAAATCGAACAGAACGGGTTTATTGCCTTTATCAGGTAAGTCCGCTTGTGGTGTCACATAGGCAAGGTTGTTGATAACAGCAATCAAGTCAGCACTCCGCTGGTCAGGAAAAGTCTTCGAATTGGTGGCATTGAGATCATCATACACACCAATATATTGATATGGTTGAAACCCACTCCAAAATGGATCCGTGGGCAACCTATTGAAAATATACTGGGTACCAGAAGGTTTATTGACAACTCTTGAACCAATTTCATACATTGGCTCAAGAATATAAGACTTACCAACACCAGGCGCTCCTTGGAGAACAATGCCCCATGGCATACGCCTGATTTGCATGGTAACAAGCCGAGCACCGCAATCTTTGTTAAGATTGCGAATTTGAGACATGAATTGAGAAAAGGGCGAATCTAAACCTTGCTTGGTAGCAAGAGTCAAAGATTTCCCTTCCTGAATCTTAAGCTCAGTGACATAACTCAAATGAGTTAAGTATGCAATGGGGTCATCCATGGTTGTTAATGTTAAATTCAAATTAGCATTTTCAGTTATAATGTCATAACATTCAGAAACCCATTGCTGGAGGGGAGTGTCGGAAAGACCAAGGTCTTTACCAAGCAACATCCATGCTGCTGACCCGAGAGTCCACTTAAGTGTACTCTGGATCGCAGTAAACATATCGGCCGATTTAGAAAACTGATTAACAGTCTCGGTGTAGATACGTTGAACCTTAATTAAGGTGATTTCACCCCCTGTTAACTGACCTAAAAGTGGTGTAACCACTAATAAGGCACCTAACCGGGCAAAATGCTCAAGGGGTAAAGAAGAACTAGTTGGTATAATGTTGAAATCACTAATATAACGCCGACAAACATCAATCAACTCCTGAGGGAGCCTAGATAAAGTGCGTAAATATAAGTTGATGACACCAGCTATAGCAACTGGTCCAGGCTGCTGTGCTAATACAGCAACGAGAGATGCCGTTGAGTCAAC